CGGTGCCCGAACTTGGTACACAGCCTGAAAAATCAAGTCTGGAACCCAAAGAAGCAAGAGGATGAACGGCTGGACGATACGCCGGACATCGCGGATGTGGCTGATGCCTGGGAATATTCCTGGGAGTCATTTATTGACGAACTTGGAGTGAGGTAGCATGAATCAAAAACAAGTGATTGAGGTAATCAACCGTGAGTTCGCCCGGGACATTCCTTACTCAGTAATGTACGAGAAAATCGCTGATTGGCGCGATTGGCTGAACGGTGAGGTGGACGGGTTTTACGAGTACACGATGAGCGTGGATCTGACCACCAACAAGCAGGCGACCATCAAGCGCCACCGGACGGACATGCTCAAGCGGGCGTGTGAGGATTGGGGCGCGCTGCTGCTCAATGAGCTGACGGTGTTTGAGCTGGACCATAAGCCCACTGAGAAGTGGCTGCAAGGTGAAGACGGGCGCGGCGGTATATTGGGCGATAACGACTTCCGGCGAAACGCGAATGAATTGGTGGTGACTTCGCGCTGGGCAGGCACAGCCGCTTTTGAGGCGTATGTGGAAGAGGCGCAGACGCGGCTGGACAATGGCGCTTTACTGAGCGGCAAGGATATTGGGCTGAACTTTCTGGCGGGGGATCAGATTATCCCGATATCGCACCGGAACGGGATTGTTTCGGAAGTCGCATTTATTTCTGATTTTACTGAGGATGATAAGAAATTCCAGTCCGTCTCAATGCACTTAATTGAGGGTGGGTACTATACGATTACGTATTTTACGCTGAATGACGAAGGTAAACTTGTTGGCGCACCGAGAGTTGTACGCACTGGCAGCCCGATACCCTGGTTTTCGATTATCAGGAAAGCCGGCTATAACCGCTATGACAGCGCGAGCCCGTTTGGCGCGGGCATACTGGACGGCAATGAGGATGTATTGATTGGGCTGGATACGGCGTTCGATAACTTTATTGTTGACTTCCAGTTGGGGCGAAAAATGGTCTTCATGAACAGCAGCCTTTTTGCGGTTGACGATAAAGGGCAGTTCCACGCGCCGCAGATGATGGGCACGCAGTTGTTTATCAACGTGGGCGATAAAATGCGCGGCGATAAGACGCTGTTAGATGAATACAACCCACAATTGCGCGTGGAAGAAAACGCCGCGGGTGTGCAGAGGATGTTGGATATTTTCTCGTTCAAAATTGGCTTGGGCAAGGGTTTTTACAAGCTGGACGAAGATGGCATGGTGAAAACCGCAACTGAGTATACCGGCTCAAAGCAAGGGCTGGTGCGCAATGTTGCCCGCGAGATGATCGGCGTGGAGAGCGCGTTGAAACAGATTATCGAGGCGGTGATCTGGATTGGGGCAAATGTTCTGCACGCGGTTGGCGTGGTCGATGGTGTCAATGTCAGGGTACTTGCCGATGACAGCTACATAGTTGACGAATATACTGAGCGCAAGGTGTGGCAGGAAGAGGTCGCGCAGGGGTTGCGGAGTAAGCAGGAATATCGCGAACGGTTTATGGGTGAATCTCCGGAAGACGCGGCAAAGGCGCTGGAGGTGATTCGGGCGGAATCGGGCGGATTGGGCGCGCTTCTGGATACTGAGAATATGCAGACAGATACCGCCCCTCAGGAAAATGTTCAACCAACTGACTAATGTTTACGCTTAAGTGGCTTGACGAAATCGCCAACGATGCCGGCGCGGCGCTGGAAAGGCTCAATTCGCGGGTTTTGGAGGCGCTGGGAAGGCGAATCGCGCTGGCTGCCAAGGGGTCGGGGTTTGACCGGTTTTCTACGCTCAGTGGGGCGGACAGAGAGGCAGAGGATTTACTTCGCGAGATATTGAGGGAATTAGGTAAGGCGACAAACACTGTTGAGGAGATTTACAGCACAGCAGCGAAGATTGTCTACCAGGATGCGAATAAGTATTATGCCGCCAAGGGGCTTACTCAGATACCAATAGAATATCAGCGCGGCATTGTCAACTTTGTGAAGGGTGTTGCAGCGACCACGCGCGGTACGTTTACGAATCTCAGTAATACGAGCGCGATTGGTTTTCGGGTGATGGGGCTGGATGGCAGGGTGTATTACCGCGGATTCAAAGAGCATTATCACGATCTCATTGACCAGGCTATTACTGAGATTGCCACGGGGCAAAAATCGTACACCAGCGCTTTCAGGAGCGCATTAACGCAGACAGCGGACAGTGGCATAAGGGTGTTGGATTATGAAAGCGGGTACAGCCGGCGATTGGATAGTGCGATAAGACAGAATGTCATTGATGGCGTGAAGGATATTGCTCACGAAATCGCGCGGCAAACTGGGGAAGAATTTGGCGCTGACGGGGTGGAAATTGACGCGCATAATCTTTGCGCGCCGGATCACCTGCCATACCAGGGGCGGCAATTCACGAAAGCGGCATTTGAGCAGATACAAGAGGAGTTGCCGCGTCCATTCGGATTTTGGAACTGCCGGCATACATACTATCCGGTCGTTTTGGGCGTCTCACCCTCCCTGTATACTGACGCGGAACGCCAGGCGATGATTGCCAATTCTACTGAGGTGCGGGAGTTTGAGGGCAAGGAATACACGGCTTATGAGGCAACGCAGTTGCAGCGCCGCATTGAAACGGAAATGCGGAAGAGTAAGGACCGGGCAATACTGGCCAAGGCGGCTGGTGATGATTTGACGCGGAAGGTGGAGCAGCTGCGGTTGAACCAGTTGAGGGACAAGTACATTTTACTGAGTAAGCAATTCGGGTTACCGCTGGCTTTGGATCGCGCGCGGGTCAGTGGATTCCGGGCAGTAAAGATATTGAACTAAGACATTTTATTTGGTAATTTTGTGCTATAATGTATTTATAACTGAATAGTGATGCCAGAGTTTTCCGCCTGGGACATGTTGCTTGAAATAGCAGCCATTGTCCGGGCGTTTTTTGTTTAACGACCGTATCACTGAACATAGGCCGACAGGCGATAAATGGAGAGGAAGAAGATCATGGCAGATGAAGCCGAAAAGACTGCGAATGAGCAGGAAGTTACTCAGCAAGAGGAAGCGCAAGGAACTGGTGAAGGCCAGGGCAAGACATTTACGCAAGCGGAGCTTGACAGGATTGTCTCTGAACGGTTGGCGCGGGAACGCAAGAACCAACCAGATGCGGACGAATTGAAAGCCTACCGCGAGTGGAAGAAATCTCAGCAGACGGAAGCCGAAAAGGCGGCAGAGCGCGAGAAGGCTCTACAAGCCGCTGAGGCGCGGGCGTTGACCCTTGAGCGCGAAAAAGCCATTATCCTGGCTGGCGTGAAGGGTGAGGACGTGGATTATGTAATGTTCAAGGTTGGCAAGCTGGAAGGCGACTTTGGCGACAACCTGAAAACGTTCCTGGCTGAGAACAGCAAATTTACTGAGCCCGAAACGACAACTGTTGACGGGGTGAAACATAAACCAGGTGCGTCTGCCGACCCGGATGAGGACTTAGTCCGGGCGATGAGGAAGGCGGCTGGTCTCAAATGAAAGGAAAATAACTAATGGCACAGAGTATTACTTTAGCACAAAAATTCCAGCCTATTCTGGATGAAATCTACAAGGAAGCGTCGCTAACCGCAAGGATGGACGCATTAACTAAGCCCGTAAATTTCGCGGGCGCGAATGTTGTGAAGGTTTTCAAGACTGACCCGATTGGTCTGGGTACTTACAGCCGTGTAAGTGGTTATCCAGCCGGGCAAATTACTGCCGGTTGGGAAGCGCTGACTTTGGCGACTGAACGAGGGCGGGCGTTTGTGATTGACCGCATGGATGATGAGGAAACTCTCGGGATGGCCTTTGGCACGCTGGCGAGTGAGTTTATTCGCACTGAGGTGGCACCGGAGCTGGATGCTTATCGCTTTGCCAAATATGCAAGCTGGTCAAACATTCAAACCACAGCTGGGGCAACTTTGGACGCGAATAGCATTTTGACGGCAATTGACGCGGCAAAGCTGGCATTGAATAAGCAGGAAGTTCCTCGCGAGGGGCGGCTGCTTTATATTTCGGAAGACTGCCTCAACTTACTGGAAGGCAAGGTCAGCCGGTTCCTGGCGAACGAAAGCGAAGTGAATCGCAGCGTCAGCAAATTCGACGGCATGGAAGTGATTATGGTTCCTCAGACCCGCTTCTATACTCAGATCGACCTTGACGCGGGCACGAGTGTGAACGAGGGCGGTTATACCAAGAATGGCGGAGCCGGTAAGGACATCAACTTTATGATGATTCATCCGAGCTCAGTATTGCAGGTGGCGAAACACGAAAGCTTGAAAGTGTTTGGGCCTGATGACAATCAGACTTCAGACGGTTGGTTGATCCAATACCGGATCTATCATGACGCTTTTGTATATGAGAACAAGGTAAAAGGTATTTACCTGCACAAGAAAGCATAGGTGCTGACATGGCAGCGATAAAACCTATTGTTGGAGCAGGCTGGTTGAAGGATGTGAATGATAACTTTGATTCGCTCGCATCTTTGGCTGGAATGCACGTAAGTAAGTTCACTTTTGATGCTGACGCGAATGACGCGGCAAGCACACCGGTAAGCAATAAGACGGTTGCCGCGCATCCAATGGCGGTCAAAATTCCCGATAACGCGATTGTATATGGCGGGTTTATTGACGTGATTACTGCGGTAACTTCGGACGGAAATGCGACTGTGGCAATTAGCCTGGTGGCTGCAAACGACCTGTTGACGGCGACCGCAAAAGCCAGCCTGACACTTGCCACTCAAAAACCGATGGCGGCTGTTATCGCGCAACCTATCAAGTTGACTGAGGAAAAAGCCGTTACTGTGACTGTTGGAACGGCAGCTCTTACGGCTGGCAAGATTGACGGTTATATTCTCTGGATGGAGGGAGCGTAAAAATGACTTCGGGAATTGATTGGGCAAGCAAGATCCCAGTTGGCGGGACGTATACGGTATCCGATACTCCTACGTCGATAACTATTAACACAGGCAAACCTAATGCGGTTGGATTTGTCTTTCAGGTTTTTAGAGCAGGGGTAGAAGCTACTACTGCTGCAAAAGGATCAATTACCGGCGGGGTTCTCAAAATTGAGAATAACTCATCGACTTTTGTCTTGACTGCTGCTGACGTGATCAACTGGATCGTATTTTGATATGGGAGGTAAGAGATGGACGGATACGCGGACTACACATTTTATCTGAACACATACGGTGGAACGTCCATCTCTGCCGCCATGTTCCAAGCGCTGGCAAAGCGTGCCTCTTATGAGGTGGAGCGCCTGACATTGAACCGCGCGGGTGCTGTCATTACTGAGAACACAAACACCGCCCTTATTGACCGCATAAAAATGGCGACCTGTGCGATTGCAGAGGTGCTGAACGGATTTGCGGCGGCTGGACTTCAGCCCGCGGGTATTGAAAGCGAGAGCGTTGGTGATTACTCAGTAAAGTACACAAGCGCGGATGTGGCGAAAGCGCGGGAAGCGGCGGCTATTCAGGCTGTTGCTGAACAATATCTGGCGCTTACCGGACTGATGTTCATCGGGGTTGCCTGATGTACGCGCCGCACGATATGACATGGTACGAGGGCGCGATGGTGAACAGTGCTATGACCTATACGCGCCATGTGATTTGCGGCGTTATGTGGCAGGAACGCAAAGCCGCGAATGTTATCCGGTCTGGTTCGATTCAGGCAGACAGGGTCAGCGTGTACGTTCCTGATACTGAGCACGCATTCCAGGTGGGCGATTATCTGGTGCCGGGCATCGTGAGGGACAAAATTGACAGTGCGTTCAAGATCGCGGACTTGCTCAAAAAGTACCCTCACGCGGTAAAGATCACCAGCGTGGACGTGAAGAATTATGGATACGCCGGCATGCAGCATATTCAACTTGGAGGCGCGTAATGGCGGGTTCGATTCGCTTTATTGAGACGCCGCGGGGTTGGGTGAAACATACGGCAAACGGCCGCGCGGAATTGATATGGAACCCGGACTTCGCGCCGAAACTGAACGCGAGTCATAACAAAGCGCAGGTATTCGTGGACAGTGAAGTGCTGCGGACGTCAAACAGATATGTACCCGAAGTGACATCAATGTTGAAAAAGAGCGGCATTTTGGGCACTGAGCCTGGAACTGGCGAGGTTGCGTGGATCGCGCCGTATGCATGGCGGCAATATCATCTGGTGAATCGAAAGACTTCACAGAATATCAACCCACTGGGTGGACCATACTGGTTTGAAAGAGCCTGGAGAGTATGGGGTAAGAGTATCATCCTTGGCGCGAAGGCTTTGATAGCCAGGGGGCTTTCATGAGTGACATCAGCGCGATTCGCACGTATTTGGCGACATACCAGAAGTTAGAAAGCAACCGTCCGGTATGGGTGGAAATGTTGAGCCCTAACCCGCTGAGTTACACGGTGTTTTTGGTGCCCGGGAAGCAGGTGACCGAAGACATAACCGGCGGAAAGATCGTGGAATATCCCTTTGCATTTGGGGCGATTGAAACCTTGGCGGATGACAGCGGGCTGGACGCGGCTGAGTTCTATGAGGAATTTGCTGACTGGCTGGACACGCAGACGGCGGCAGGCGATTTGCCAACTTTGGACACTGGCAAGACCGCACTGTCTATTGAGGCGCTTGATACGGCAACGATCATCGAGCGCGCAGAAAACACGGGAGTTTTTCAAATCCTGTGTAAATTGACTTACGAAGAATGAGAGGATAGATCATGGCTGGAGTACAAGCGAAACGATCAAAAATTGAACACTATCTCGATACACACACAACCGGATCAACCGCTGTGTGGAGCAGACTTGGGCATAAGGTTGCCGCGAGCGAGTTGGCTTATAACCCTGTTACTGAGGAAAGCTACGATATTACGCTGGACAACACCATCACGGAAATAACCGGCTATAAGCGCTCCATGGCGATTGAGGGGGTGGTATATCCGGGTGATAATGTGTTTGATTACATCGACACTATGCGAATCAATATGGCGGTGCTGGAAAGCCTGCAGACTGAGATGGTGAACGTCTGGGCGTATAAAGCCTCAATAAACACGGGTACTGAGCAATCGCCAGTTTTGGAATGGCCGGCTGAAAAGGTGAAAGTGACCATCGGCATTGAGTCGATTGGCGGCGATGGCGGTCCGAATACCGCGAAAATCAAGTACACGATTTACGATGCCGGCGACCCGGAAAAAGGCACGTTTGAGCCTATTGAAAAGAGATTCACCAAAGCTGCCTGAGAAAGGGTCTGAACATGGAGAAGCTGACACTCAGTAAGCGCACGGAGATTATGTTAGACGATGACCCCGCGCGGGTGATTCGTTTCAACACCGAGGATGTGCACTTGCGGGCGCGGTTGTTCGAGTTTGCGAAAGACGCGAGCCGGAAGGAAAAGGAAATCCAGGCAGAAATCGCGGAAATTGAAGCCCTGGAAGGCGAGGGAGCGGAAGGGTTTCCTTTGCAGGCGGATGCCTCAGTAAAGCTGATGGTGGAGCTGGCGGATTTCTTTATGGCGGGGCTTGACCAGGTATTCGGCGAAGGCACGAGCGCGGTGGTGTTTGCTGAGGGGTTTGACTTTGATGGGTTTACAACCTTTCTGGCGTATGTGATGAGCAAGTTTGAGGCAAAAAGCAGCGAGAAAATCGCTGAGCGGCTGAAGAAACCCGCGAGCAAAAAGGCATTGAGCTGACGTGAATATCCTGATTGACGAATTACCGGAAGCAGTTGAGGTTGACGGTGTGGAATATCCGCTGAACACGGATTTTCGTACCGGCATTCAGTGCATTCTGGACTTTGAAGATCAGGATATCACGGATGATGAGAAGGCAGTGCTTTTACTGAGCAGGTTATACAAAGATGATATGCCAAAAGATGTCAATCAAGCTGTGCGGCTGGCGGTGAAGTTTCTGGACGGCGGGAAAGAGGACGATGCTGAAAACCCATTTGGGGAACGGCACAGATTGTATTCGTTTGAAAAAGACGCTTCGCTGATTTACGCTGCATTCCAGCAGACACACGGGATTGATTTACAGAGCGCAGAGTTGCATTGGTGGCAGTTTTTGGCACTGTTTATGGACCTGGGCGCGGATACGGCGTTTAATTCTATTGTCAATCTTCGCCGCCGCGTCAAAAATGGCGATGCGACCAAAGAGGAACGCGAGCAAGCGTTGAAGATGGGCGTGGTGTTTGATTTGCCTGAGTATCACGAATACATGAACTTTGAGGAAAACGAAAACGCGGAGCTATTCGCTTTACTGAGCGAGGGAGGGCAGCAATGACAACTTACGCCGGTGAAGTAAGAATCAAGACGCGGCTGGATGCGGAAGGTATCAATAAGGGGATGAAGGCAGTATCCGCACAATTAGGCGGGATTGTAAAAGCTATTGGAACGGGCACAGCTATAGCGGCTGCCAGCGTTGTTGCGATTGTTGCCGCGATTGGAGCGGGTCTCGTAAAAGCGTTCAAAGAAATGTCCAAAATGGATGGTTTCAAGGATCAGCTTGCCGGGCTGAACCTTGCGCTTGCAAACCTCAAAAATGCCGCGTATTCCGCAATTTTGCCGATATTCAATGCGCTGCTGCCAATTATCATGCGGGTAGTGGATTGGCTGACGCGGGCGGCGAATGTGGCGGCGGCGTTTTTCGCGGCGTTGACTGGTGCGTCAACGTATATGGTGTATGTGGCGGATTCGCTTGGCGGAGCGGCAGGTTCATCCGGAGATTATGCTGACAATATGGAGCGGGCGGAGAGAGCCGCAAAAGGCGCGACCGCGAGCTTTGACAAGCTGAATGTGCTGCAGCAGGAAAAAACACCGGATGCTGGTGGCGGCGGCGGAGGCGGCAGCGGTCACTGGGTTATAAGGGATGTTGAGGATACGCTGGGTCAGCTTACCGGCGGTTGGGGCGCGTTCGTCGATGGTCTTATCAAGGCGTTCAAGGATGGCGATTGGTCGGGGTTGAAACAGTGGTTTACTGATTATGTTTGGAATCCCTGGATTCAGGGTATGAAGGATAGGTACAAAAAAGCTGATGACGATGTCTATAAGTGGAGTACTGAAACCGGTAAAAAGATTAGTGATTGGTACAAAAAAGCTGATGACGATGTCTATAAGTGGAGTACTGAAACCGGTAAAAAGATTAAAGAAAAAGCAACCGAAATTTGGGAAGGCATCAAAGATGGCCTTGGCCTGATATGGGACGACATAAAGAGGGACATAGTTGGGGCATGGGACTCAGTAAAAGAAAAGTGGGAGGAAGCGAAGCAATTCTTCATTGACCTTTGGGCAGGCATAAAAGAAGGCGCGATTGAAAAATGGGATGAGATAAAACTCAAAGTCACTGAAGTTTGGGACTCAATTAAAGAGAAATGGCAGGAAGCAAAGACCTGGTTTGATGAGAATGTTCTCATACCCATAAAAACGTACTTTACCGAGAAATGGGATGAAATCAAACTCAAAGTTACCAAAATTTGGGATGATGTAAAAGAAAAATGGCAGGAAGCCAAAACATGGTTTGATGAAAAAGTTCTTACGCCCATCAAAAACTTCTTTACTGAGAAATGGGATGAAATCAGCCTGAAGGTGACGGGTGTTTGGGACGATATCAAAGGCGTTTGGCAGACAGTCAGCACCTGGTTTGAGGATGAGGTTATCACCCCGATAAGCAAAAAGTTTGACGAGATGTGGGATGATATATCTACGTGGGCGTCTGATACATGGGAGGACATAAAAAACACTATCAAGGATGCCATTAATCACATCATCAAGTTTGTAAACAATCTGATTGGCGCAATGGAGTTGGGTATCAATGGAATCATCGAAAAGTTGAACACCCTCAGTTTCACCAACCCGTTCAACAAAGAAGAAACCTGGGGTATCAACATAAAGCCTATTTATATCAAGCGTATTCCTTACTTAGCTACTGGCGCGGTGATCCCCCCGAACGCGCCCTTTGCCGCGATTTTGGGCGACCAAAAGAGCGGGCGCAATATCGAAGCACCAGAGGGTTTACTGAGACAAATCATTCAAGACGAATTGCGGGGAATGAACAGCCAACCACAAACCATCCATAACGTTTTGAAACTCGATGGGCGCGTGGTGTATGAAAGCTGGGATAGAGAGAGCCGCCGGATTGGCGGGTCCATGGTTACCAAGGCGGGCGCGGCATGATAATAATCGATGGCACTCAGTATAACATTCCAATTGTTAGTCTGACAGCGCAAGCGGACATGTTGGACAAATACGCGGAGCGTACCAATGACGGCATCCTCCATCGCGAGCTGATTGGCGTGTATGACAACTATGAAATTGAATTCGCGCCTTCGACCAGGGGAACGAGCGTATACGCGGACTTGTGGTGGAAGCTTACGCAGCCAGTACCATGGCATACGGTTGTGTTTCCGACAGTCCTTGGTACGCGCACGATTGAGGGGTATTTTGCGAATACCAGGCATCAGGTGATGAGGCAAAAAGACGGCATGACGTACTGGAAAGGTTTGACGACTTCGTTTGTTTCACGGCGTAAAAGACCATGATTACCTATCCGATTATCAAGCTTTCACTGGGAAATCAGACCATCGAATTTCGCGATGTGGATGTGATTGAAGCGGAGGTTGTGCAGGAAATCAGCCCGCTCAGTATAGAGCTGCCGGTGAGTGAGGCGACCATCCGGATTCACACGCTGGACCCGCGCTTTTCCCCGTTCAGTAATGGTGAGTTTTATCGGGAACTGGTGAACAATACCATCGTGGATGTGTATGAATATTTCGATGATGAGGTGGACGCTCCTACTGAGCACTATATCGGGCGATTTTATCTGAAGGAATGGCACAACCCGACAGAGGGCGAATTTGAGTTTATCTGTCAGGACGCAATTGGGGTGCTGGACACGATTCCGTTTGACGGGATGTTCTGGGCGACCGATGTTACCTTGAGGCAGGCTGTGGAGACAGTGCTTGACCCGGCGGGCATCCCATTCCGATGGGGCGAAAAAGATACGATTGAAAACCGTCTCCTCAAAGGATACTTGCCAGCTGGCACAACCCGGGAAGCCTTACAGCATGTGCTGTTTGCAGGACGCTGCCGCGCGCGTACTGCAAATAGTAAATACATTGGGATCTATGACGCGCTGCTGCCCGTTGGCGCAATCAATGATCCGCCGGTGGAATATGGCGACGAGTATTATGGCGCAATTTATTATGGCGGCATTGAATATGATGGGGTAATCGCCGCGACAGATAAAACTGACCAGCAGGCGTTGAAGCTGACCCCGCTGGTGACCGGCATTCAGCTGATTTCGCACGATTTTATTCAGGGGCTGATTCAAGAAGAGATTTATTCCGCGTATCTGGAGCCGGGCGATTATAAGATTCTGTACAACAAGCCCTATTACGGTGTGACTGCTGAGGGCGTTGGAGCGACACCAGCTTATCTGATGACAGAAGATTTGAGTCATGCGCTTACTACTGAGGATGGAAAAATCCTGTCCTTTGCAGGCGCGTTTGAATTTGGGGTCAATTATGTATATCTGCATGTTACCGCGGCTGGGAACGTGGTGGTGCGCGGATACCCGTACATTGACTCCATGCGGGTGTTCAGCTATGACGAGGCGGAAGCGACCAAGGAATATTCGTCCGGCAAGTTTTATGGTGACGCTGAGTATGGAACGGATTTTTACGCTAAATTCTGGACAGTTTCCGCGGCGCCAAATGTATGGCAAATTGATAAAGCCATGCTGGTGACGGCTTCGATGGCGCAGGAAGTGCTTGATTCGCTGGCTCTGTTCGCGAAATTGCGTTATCAGCAGAGCCTGACGATGTTCCCTACTACTGAGCTGCTGCCCGGGCAAATTGAACTGGTTGATTCGCTGTATGGAAAAGATATCAACGCAGTAGTTACACGAACGGTCAGCAAATTATCGGGTGGATACCTGATGGATGCTGAACTTGTTGGATTGGAGAAAATGAACTGATGGCAGACCCATTGTTGGCGAAAATTAGTGAACTACCGGAAATGGCGGACAGCGCGGCAGCAGACCAGCTGCCGATTGTAGATGCGTCTGATAATAACGATGAGACGAAAACAAAACGGGTCCGCATGGATAAGCTGAAGATTATTACCGCGGACCAGATTACAGACGGGATTGTGGAGAACTCAAAATTGGCGGATGGCGCGGTGACCAGTGGAAAGTTGGGGGCGGGCGCGGTCATTGCCGGGAAAATCGCGGTTGGGGGCGTGAGCGCGGCGAACCAGATAGCGAACGGCGTCGTTGGCAGTGCCCAGATGGCGGCAGGTGCGGCATTGGCAAACATAGCGACAGGTTCTATTACGACCGGAAAGCTTGCTGATGACGCTGTTACTGAGGAGAAACTTGGGGCTATCAAACGGACGGTTGCTATCCCTGTTTTTGGGCTGGAAGATGCCGTGATTGTGAAAAACTTTACCCGGATCTTCGCATGGCCGCCGATGGTCAACGGGCATATCATTACAGGTGCGTCAGCAGTATTGCTTGGCTCAGTAAGCACCAGTGGGAATGTCGGGCTGACATTGGTGAACCAGGGCGGAACGGTGGGCACCATAACAATTAATCAGGATGCCTGGTCCGGGTCGATTGGCGCGATAAATGAGAGTTACCGCACGGCGCAATCGTACGCCTCATTCAGCGTGAACGTGACCGCACAAGGCAGCGGCGCGTATGGGCTTACGGTGTATCTGGAGATTACAGGATAAGCGATGCCGATACAAAAGGTTTATATGCAATGGGGCACGTGGTTATGGGATAAAGACAATACCATCCCTCATGGCAACGATACATATATGCACGTAGGATCGGAGCGTCGCCCGCTGATTAAGTTCAACAACGACGGGTTTTCGGGGCAGATACTGAGCGCGACGCTGAACCTGTATTGCAGTACAGCCGGAAGTACGCCGTGGAAGGCATACAAAGTGAACCGGGCTTGCGGTGTGAACGCAACCTGGGCGAACACAGGCGTATCGTATGGCTGGTGGCGAACGGCTGGGTGCGATAGTGTGAATGAGGACCGGTCCGGCCTGGCAATGACTGCTGAAACGCAGCTGGGCAGTACGGGTTGGAATGTAGTAACCATTACCAGTTTATCGGAACTGCTGGGCGTTATTAATGGTCTGGATGTGATTTTACTCAGAAACACTGAGACGGGCAGAGGAACGGCGGTAATTGAGAAATCACCATTGCCGTATCTGGCGATTACTTACGAGTCGTCCATTGTGGGCGGCGTACAGATATTTTAGAGGAGCAAGAATATGGCAGCGACATTTCCGGGCGGAGTAAAGAGTTTTACAAAAAAGACGGACGGCGTAGACAAGATTTACGCGTCACACGTTAATGATATGCAAGATGAAATTGCAGCTATTGAAACTGAACTGTTGAAGGCGTCCGGCTCAGTAGTAGACCACGACGCCCTAAAGAATTTCGTGGCGAATAAACACATTGACCACACGGCGGTCTCAATTTTGGCGGGCACCGGCTTGACTGGCGGCGGAACGCTGGCGGCGAACAGGACGTTATCGCTCAATTTTTTAGGGCTGCAAAACTTGGTAGACCCAGATGCAGACAGGGTGCTGTTTTGGGATGACAGCGCCGGCGCGTTGAAGTGGCTGAAAATTGGCGGAATTACCGACACAACCTTTGGGCAGTGGCAAGCCTACACACCTACGTGGGCAGGAGCTACGACGAACCCAAGTTTGGGAAACGGAACACTGACAGGGCGATATGCTGTGTTCGGGACTGTCTGCGTTTACACCCTTGGACTGGTCGCGGGCAGCACCACCACGTTTGGCTCCGGAAACTGGTCTTTTTCTCTGCCTGTGGACGCAGTAAACACGGCGGGCATAAACTTTTTCGGCGTCGCGCATATTAGGAAGTCGGCCACCGCAAACTATGAGCGGATTGTGCAGATTGCACCATCGGTGTCTACGAATACGGTTAGTCTATTTATCGACCCGACCCCCGCGTCAAACTCATTGAATATCAAATCGGATGTCCCATTTTCGTGGGGGCAGGGCGATGCACTTGGGTTTGAGATTACGTATGAAATTGCCTGAGGTTTACTGAGAGAGGATTTATGGATTACGCATTTGGAATAGATATCAGCAGATACCAATGCAGCCCGAACAACGACTCCGTATTGCTGGACTTTGACGCGATGCTTCGGCATACAGAGAAAGTCAGCTTTATTTTCGCCAAAGCAACCGAGAGTTATGGCTACACCGACCCGCGCTATGGGTACTACAAGCGTGAGGCTTTGCGGGTTGGAATACCGCTGGGCAGTTATCACTACTCTTACCCAGCAGTCAGTTGGAAGCTGCAAATGGACGCGTTCCTGAATGTCGTCAAGCCAGGGGCGCATGACCGCCTTGTGCTGGATATGGAAAACCATATGGGGCTGAGTAAAAAGCAGGTTACCGACTGGCTGATTGGCGCGTTGGAGTATCTGAAAGAGAAAACTGGCAGATACCCGATTGTCTACTCACGAGCCCAATGGCTTGACACTTATGTGGAAGTCGCCCGCCTGCCGAAGAACCTGGATTACTGGCTGGCGGATTATCTTCTGCCGCCGCCAGGTGGGTACGCCAAAGAGCAGACACCGCCGCCGCGAATGCCAAAGGGCGTGAGCCGCTGGCTTGTACATCAGACTGGCGACAAGCTGCCGCCGCTGTTCAACTGCGCGTCAAAGGTGCTGGATTATGACCGCTGGAACGGGAGCGATGATGATGTGCGGGCGTGGTTTGGTTACACTGAGGAGCAGCCGCCTGAACCTGAACCGGAACCCGAACCGATGCCCACTTATCGGGCGCGGGTTACTGCCACAGCAGGACTGAACATCCGGTCGGGTCCAGGATACACTTATCCTATATCCGCACCCGCGATGGTATTCGGAACAATCGTGGAGGTTTACGAGAATAAAGACGGCTGGAGCCGGCATAACAAGGGCGGGTGGAGTAATAGCGCATGGTTGGAAAGGATTGGCGATGCACCACCTCAACCACCTCAACCGCCGCCTGCTGTTGGCGAACCTTATTATGGACCCTTGTATTGGCAGAAAGACCCGCGCTGGATAAACGTCCGGCTGGGTACAAGTGCTTCTACCATTGGCGGGTATGGATGTGTTATAACCAGCGAGGCAAACGTCCTGAACCAGTTGGGTATAACGACAAACCCTTTCGCCAACAACAAATGGCGCACCCAGAACAACGGGTACGTCCAGAGCAACCTGATAGTCTGGGAGAGTGTACAGGAACAGCATCCTGAAATCGTCTGGGATGGGCGGATGTATAACCCGACTGACGCGCAGATGATTGCAAAGGTGCAGGCAGGTTGCGGGCTTGTGATACTCGTAGACCACATAGAATCCTCTAAAATA